TCGTCCTCCCACGCTACGTGCAGGTATCCGTCTGAGTACACCATGCGCTCTGGGTTTACCGCATTGACGTCGTAGGTAAGGGTGATGTCCCCTCGCTGGGTAAGATTCTCCGGGTCCGCCGTATCGACCACGTCGATGTCGCCGTTAGTTGTCAGGCTAGGGGCGTAGACAAACCGCCCGTCGAACGCCAGGGCCTTACCGTTTGTGGACACAGCGGTTCCACCGGTCAGCTCGTCCAGTTGTGTTGGCGCAGTCGGGGTGGAGATATCGGCAGATACCAGTACCTTGTTAATAGTAGCGTCGTCGTCCTCGATGCCGATAATGAACGCTATCTCCCGGGCGTAGTCCAGGACTATCCCGAATCCGCGAATGTCATCCGCGGCGGTAGTAAGATTCAGTGCGGATACAGACTCCAGGGCCTCTACGTCACTCGAGTCGAATATTCGGAGCGCACCCGCCTGAGGGGATAGAACGCTGGCAACTTCCGTCCAGGTATCGGACGTTACGTCGTACTCCCAGATGTCTTTTACTCGAGCCGAGGTAGAGTTGTTACGGCCCACCCCAGGACCGATCCAGAACTTGTTTTGATTCAGAGTGTCACCAAACATTCCGAACGCCTTGCGGGCGTACGGGGTGGGTGGGTTGGCCGTGGGTCCCTCACTGGTCAGGATGAAGGACCATGTGCCAGCATCGATGTCGTACTGGTACACGTACCAATCGAAGTTGGTTGTGCCTACTCGAGGCTTACCGCCCCACAGGTACAGGAAGTCATCGCCCGGAGCGGCCATCATGGCCTGTTGTCTGCCAGATCCAGATCCAGTGCTACTCAACGTACCCCAAGTGGTGGTAGATACGTCGTACACCTGGAACAGATTAGAATCCGTAAGTGTGCCCTCAAACCCTCCCCAGAAGTACAGCTTGCCCGCACCGGACCCAAGCCTCGGGGCGCAGTACGCACCCTCACGAGTAGCGGTAGGAGATCCGGTAGTCGAAGGGGCGTTATCCCAGGTGTCTGTGCCGATGTCGTAGATCGCGAAGTCAGCCACGGAAGTACCCGAATTGTTCCCGCCGTGAACGTATACCTTCTGGTCGTATTCAACCATGTGTGCGAAAGCCGGGTACGATCTTGTTGGCTGGGAGATAGTAGTTCCCGTTGTCCCGCCGTACCAGGTATCCGTTGCGATGTCATAGGCCTGGAAATCGTCGGATCCGCCATCGGCGTCGCCATATGCATATATGCGCCCGTCAACATTATCCACGGTGACGGCATGCTCCGACACGGCTTTGTGGAGATCGGCCAGCTCGAACAGGGCCTCGCTCTCCGGGTCGTACCTGTAGTTATCTACCTGGGCAACACCCGTAGAAGTAATGTCTCCCCCGGGGATATATAGGCTCTCATCGCCCTCGTAGAAAGCGAACCGCTGGTATCGGTCGACGTCTGGGGGCGTAGGTACTGAATCGCACGCGGCAACAATGTAGTCGTCCCACAGGGTTAGGTCGCTGGTCTTCATCGGACCTTCGAGTGTGCCCAGCAACGTATCTACAATGGTCGGATACGGGTCATCTGTCGGTGGACGTGGCCGCCCATCCTCGATGTCTGGCATGTCGTACAGGGTGTTCTCGTCAGGCCCGTACTTGAAACTTCGGATAGCGAAGTCCCTCGCAATCAAGCCGATCTGTGCAATACGCTTGCGGTAGTTGAAAACAGACTCATCGATGTACCGTGCGAGGCGATTCGACTTCCACTTCGCGGTATGCCGTACCCCGACTACCACGTCCGTCCACACGGACTCGTCCAGGCCGATCTGCCCACTGGCAACTACTGACTTACCGCGCGGCTGGCCGTCAGCCCACACGTTTACAGTCACGCCCTCGAGGTGGTCCAGTCCCGTACAGGTTGTTCCCGGGGAGCTGAAGTACTTGTGACTATCGTAGTGCCGCGAGTCGGACTGGCCGAGAGCAGTATCCTCATCGACGAAATGTTCGATGCTGCGGCTTATTCCAGACCGGTCAACAATCACGTAGATCTGGTCGTCTCCCCCACTTGGAACCGTGGCTATGTCTACGACAGTAGCACCGCCCCCTATAGTGATTCTCGACCACGCTGTGATGTTTTCGACATTATCGAACAGCATGCAGCGGAGAGTGCCGTCTTCGAGCAGCACGTACATCCTCGGCTCAGGCTCTGCCGTATAGGCTATCCGCTTGATTCCCGCGCTCGTAATTGTCGGGTGCAGAACTGTGGTGTCCTGGGTTACAGCTTCCTCACCGCGAAGGCCGGTCAGGGACAACAGTTTCTTTCCGCTCCGCTGGACGAAGTAGATGAGGCCATTGACGATCGTGGCCTGTACGTTCTTGGACCCACGATTGGTACCGCGACGGAGGGTGATGTTGTTCTGGGTAACAGCCTCGTAGTCCGCAGTAGAAGTCACACGCATCTCTTCCGCGGTCAAGCCTATGAACAGCTCGTCCCCGCCGGCCAACCAGGAGATCTCTTGTACCGGGCCGAGAGCAATGGTCTTCTGTATCGCAGCGGAATCTCCCTCGATCGTCTCGTCGAACGACAGGAACAGGTCAGAGGTGGAACCGTAAACCCGGGCACCGCCCGCTAACCACAGTCGGTTCTGGTATACGTCCACCGTGGTTGGGCCGGGGAGATAATATGCGAGTCTTCCCTCGTACCAGTCTCTGGTGGCCGTGGCCCCGCCAAAAGACTTCAGGATACGGATGGTAGCGACAGTGTCGCTGGTGACTGACAGAACCTCGCAGATCCCCTCGGTCGAACCATGGACGAGTTTGTACTTCCGCCCCACGTGCCCGGGGTCCGTGAAGAATGCATTGGACGCGGACAGCGTGCCGTTACCACTGGTGGTGCTCGGAGTAAGCGTTATCGGGGTCTCGTTCAGTGGACCGAAAGGACCATCAGTTATCTCAGGAAGTTCGAACGACCACGACTTAGTGGACCACCGCCGCACAACCACGAGGGGCCACGCGAACCCTTCGATGTAGTACCCGGAAGACGTGAGGAATAAGACGTCATTGATCTGAGTGTACCGGGCCGTCTCCAGGACAGCGCCATCTGTGGTGGTGCTGGTGAAGAATGGGCCTGTCAGCTCGAAGGTGCCAGACGCCTTATACTGCAAGTACTCAACGTACCCGTAGTAGGCATTAGTGTTACTAAGGGTGTAGGTGACATTGGACCCGTCAGCTGTGAAAGTGATCATGTGATAGCCAGGGCTCAGCAGCCCCTCGAACACATCATTACTCCGAGCCCCATTAGTACCTATCTGCAACAGTATCTGTGACTCGTCAACGAACAACTCTATCGTCCGCTCACCCGCGGTAGTGCTCACCGTTTGGTACAGAGCGCCTGAATCTCCAGCAGAGTTACCCCCGACTATGCGAGCAGATCCTCCGTGCTCCGAAGACCACGCGGTGCTTCCAGACCCTGCACTGTCGTCCCCCCACCCGACGATGTCCGTGGCGAAATCGTCGTTGACAATGGAGTCTGCAGTGGACGTAACCTCAAGGAGGGCGTCATTACTCCAGATGCGGACAGTCTCGACGCTGGGATTGGCAGATGACGAAGAAAACTCCAGCAACGTGGGAACGTCACCGTCGTCTACAAAGGGTATGATCCTATGCGAAGCGTTGCTCTTACAGGCGCCAAGCGCCTCTGTGCCAGGGCGATACTGCATCCAGCCGCCACGTCGTGGCAGCCAGTTCTCCATAAGCTCACAGGTGTTGTGGACTTCCTCGACATCATCGCGCGTAAGGGCACGCTCGTCGATCTCGCCCCGATTAAATTTATTGGTTATGGTACGAGGCACTACGGTCTCCTGCGGTTTCGAGTCTCGTAATTAAACCTCGATCTGTTCCAAGATCCGCTGGAGATTAGCTTCGGTGGTTGTCGTTGGGCGTCAGTATTGTAGGCTTCGATCTTGTATTCCTGGTACTTCCGCTCCACATGGTTGTAGTCTACCCCCGGCAGGTGGCAGCACGAACGAGCTATCTCAGCGGCCACCAGGTTGAACATGTACCGAGGCCAGGCCGATATCGTTGAGTGTTGATCAGTTGACAGATACTTGATGTAGATCGTCTGCACGTCCGCGAAAAAGTACGCTCCCTCCCGGTACCAGTTGGACAGTGGGTTCAAGAACCTGTCGTCCGCGGATATACCGTACAGGCGTGTCATGTCCGCCGGCACGGCGAACCGGTAGGTGTATCCGAAGGTCGGGCTATACACACCGTCCTCGTCGATCTCTGCCACCTTCACGTTGTAGTTCCAGTTGATCAGATCGAATACGGTCTCGATCGCCCCCGTGTCCAGGGCGTAATCGATAGCCACACGACGCTCGCTCTCATCGTCATTGGAGATAAGCGGGGGTAGCTTGAGGATCTGTAGTGCCTTGTTGTAAAGATCACGCAGGTCGTCAGTGAGCGTTTGTGTCGTCGGAAGCGGACGGGGTTGCGGCTCGCGGCCAGAATCAATCGCTATGGCCGCCTGGATAGCTTCTTCGTAGTGTTTCGCGTGATCCCGGCTGCGCTCCCGATCGAACCTCGGAGCCAGGACGTAGGCGATGTAGTCCGCCATCGCTCGTTCGAACGACGGTGTCCAATCCGTCTCGTCAGCTGCGTTGGCGGAGTACCGGATGTAGACCGCAGCGTGATTCGCTACAGCGATAGTGCCTTCTTCGATGAAGAACCGGTGGACGCGCTCGTCCATGGTGCTGTCAGTCCAGACACCGAGAAGCCCGCTATAATCCGCCGGGAGGGCATACGAGTAAGTGTAGCCCTGAACGCTCCCAAGGTCCGTGTCAAGTAGCGCCGTCTTCGTAGCGAAGAGGGGAGCAATCTGCTCAATCAGATAGTCCCGTGCCAGGTTGTACACATTGTCGATTGCCAGGCGCAGTTCACTTTCGTCATCGACGAAACGAAGCTCCGGAACACCGAGACGTGCGGCTACCTGGTTGTACAGGGCAAGCTGCGACGCGCTCAGGGAAGCAGCGGCTACCTGGGTACGAGGCTGTCGCTCTCGGACGCCATCCTGCTCGATGGCAGACGCCAGCGTCTCATTCATCACCTCACGGATGTTGTCCCTGTTATCCGGGGCAAACCGAGGCGAGAGCATCCACGCGATGTACGCTGCAACCGCGTGGGTTACAGAGGTAGACCAGTTGGCCTCCGCGTGGGCATTAGTAATATACCGAAGGTACGCCGTGGCGTAGTTCTGGATCGCTATCGTGTTGTCTTCGAGGATGTACTGGTGGATCCGATTCTCGAGATCCTCATCCGCCCATACGTCTACAAACTCAAGGTAGTCGGATGGTAGCGTGAAGACATTATCCAAGCCGTGAACCGCGCTCACACTGCCGGAACTTAGAACCGCAGTCTGAGTGGCGAATCGCGGCTTGACCGCTTCGAACACATAGTTACGAGCCAAGTTGTACACGTTGTCGATTGCAAGCCGCAGCTCGCTCTCGTCGTCGACGAAACGAAGTTCTGGCTCCCCAACGTAGCTGGCAACCAGGTTGTAGATCGTAAGCTGGTCAGCCGACAGTGACCCGGAGATGTCCTGGGTACGAGGAAGTCGTTCGCGCAGTTTGTTGTTTTCAACCGCGGTAACCTGGGCCTCTTGCAGCGTGGTGGCAATCGAGTCCATGCGCTCGGGCGCATACCTCGGGGCCAACAGCCAGGCAATGTACGTCGCTACCGCATTGGTAAACGACGGGCTCCAGACGTCTTCCGTGTGTGCGTTGGTGATATATCGAAGGTACGCCGTCGCATAGTTCTGAATCGCGATCGTATCGTCTTCGATGATGTACTGGTGGATCCGGTTCTCCAGCTTGTCGTCCGCCCAGACATCCACGAAGTCTATGTAGTCGGACGGCAACGTGAAGACGTTATCCAGGCCATGCACGGAACTGGTAGCCCCGCCGGTAAGCTCCGCTGTCTGCGTAGCAAACATGGGCTTGATGGATTCCAGCATGTACTCTTCTGCGCGGGCGTAGACGTTGTCGATGGCCAGTCGGTACTGGCTGTCGTCACTGGTACCGCGCAGTTCAGGCAGACCCCACAGGGCCATTACCTGGTTGTAGATCTCGAGTTGGTCAGCTGAGAGTGCGCCAGACGCCGGCTGCGGGAGCCAGTCGTTCTCTTTGACGCCCTCGATCGCGATGGCCTGCTCGATCAGCATGTTGTACTGTTCGTTCAGGTCACCTTGTTTACTCGCGTTGAGACGCGGGGCCGCCAGCATCGCCAGACGAGTGGCGACGATACGAGCTACCAGGGCGCTAAGTGACCCCTCGCTGATGTTCTTGCTGACGTACCGGATGTACACATTGGTAGCTTGCTCGGTGGCAACCGTGTTGCTCTCGAGTAAGTACCGATTGATTGGCTGGGTGAACTCGTCGTCCGCCCAGATAAAACCGACCTTCCCGTGCGTGCCCGGGTCAACGGGCGGGCACAGGAAGTCGGAGGGTAGAGTGTAGACGTTGTCCAGCCCGTGGACTGAACTGGTAGTTGGGCTCGACAGGGCCGCGGTCTTGAGTGCGTACCGCGGCTTTACGATCTCATGGATCTCCTGGATCAGACTAATGCTGTACAGGTTTTCCAGGACGAAGCGCGGTTCACGGTCCTCGTAGAGCGTGGATAACTTACGCTCCCCCAGGTAGTGGAGAGCGTTGTTGAATATGTCGAGCCTACTTGCCATTAGTCTTCAAATCTCTGAAGGAACTCGTCGAGTTCTTTGAATGCCTGAGTCCGTGTGGCTATCCCCTCACGAATTCGCTCGCCGGTTTCCGTGTCCACGATGCACCACTTCAGTGGTCCTTTCTGGCACACATCATACCTGCCATTCTTGAAAGTCTCCAGACTTTTCGTGTCGTCAGACAAGTCATAAAACTGAAGGACTTTCGCCATGATCTTCCTGCCGTGCTTGAATGTCACGTACAGGTAGGCCAGGTATTGACCTTCCTCGTCATCGCCGCGGATCTCGTCGCCTTGCTGAATGTCGCCGGCCACAAAATACCACAGGTCAGACTTGCCGAGACTTACTTCCGGATTCCTCAATCCCGCAGGGATCAGGGCGTTGTGCGTCCGGAAGGCGGCCCGCTGAAGTTTGAAGTGATTCCGGGTTACCCGCGGCATCACGTACTCCTTCTTCTCGGGCGGCTTAAGGTTCTGCTTACCAGGTTCTGGTCGTTCCTGGGGTTTGATTACTTCTGCTTGTTCGCTCATACGGTTTTCTCCATTGGGTTTTATTAGCAAAACGCCCCCAAAGCCGTGAGACTCTGAGGGCGTTTCTAGGTCTTACGTGCCCGATTAGGACAGCGCAACAGCACCAGTATTTTCGAGGATAGTGCCGTTACCGTCACCGTCTACGAATACTGCGAGTGCCTCACCTGGCGCGTTCAGAGTGGCGACATTGTTAGTGCCGTCAAACGTACCTGCGGTCAGGGTCAGCGTGTGTGCTGCCGTACCGGAACCACTGGTGTCCTTCACAATGAAGATACCAGGGTGTGCGGCAAAGTCAGCGATAGTAGCAGCGATCACTACAGTGGCGTGGTTCAGCTCGACGATCTGAGCACCCGGGTTAACAGCACCCGAAGCAGTCAGTTCTTGAGTCTCGCCAGCCAGTGATGCAGCACCACCAGAAGTCACAGCTGCGACAGTGGTCAGTCGAGATACGCTGTTAGCAGTATCAACAACCAGAACCAGGTCACCAACCTGCATGCCCAGATCATCCCCGTTGGAGATGTAATCCGCTACGGCAACAGTGGCGAAACTGTCGGCAGACTTGTAGACCCACAGGGTGGCTCCGTTGCTACCGTTCTTCTGCGCTACCTTACCGGGAGCTGTAGTAGATGAATATGCCATCAGTCATTACCTCCCGATTAGCTAAGAGCAGAGTCGTTGTGAGTCATCTCGATGACACCTGCATCTTGCAGCAACGCACTACCCATAAAGGTTGAACATCTGGCCCAGGACTTGTCGTTCTTGCCGTCGTAACCGACTTCAGTCTGCAGATTCACGGTATCACAAGCGTGACCGATTGCATTCTGAGAGTACATGAAACATTCGACAGACGCAGTTCCTACGCCGCTAACTTGTGGATCAACAATCCAGTTGACGCCGTACCAGCTGAAGGCCTTGTCCTTCGGAACACCTTGGAATCCAGGCTGACCGACGTAGTCGGAAGACGTGAATTCGTTCAGGCCCATCAGGTAGCCATGGTAAGCCGGTGAAATAACGGCGAACAACGGTGCGTCCGTATCAGCAAAGGCGTTAGCCAGCTTCACTTTCGCAGTTGTCACAAGGGTCAGGGTCGCTACAGCAGCAGCACCCCAGGTGTTTGTACCAGTGGCAAGTTCGGTACGGATGTCGTCGTCGATCTTCCGATTGATCACGGACATACAGGTCATCTGCATGATGCGACGTCCATCACCCTGAGAAGCGTAAATGTTGAAACGAGTACGCTCCGGTACATCGTGCCATTCTTGCAGAGTGGCAGTGTACTGGTTCAGGTTATCAGGACGGGTCGGAATATCGCCGTCAACGCCACGAGTTACAGCCGTAGCACTGCCGGAGTCAGCCACCAGGAAAACCGCTTGATTACCGTTGATTTCAGCTTCGGTAATGGTAGTGCGGCGGAGCAGCGATTGACGCTTCTCAAACCCGGCGATGAACTCCTGGCGGTACATGGTCTGAAAGGCAGTATCAGACATGATAATCTCCAGTTGTTTATCGAATTAACAATTAAAATAAAAATTCTATTTCAATGTCGGTTCGAGTTGGCCGTCATAGTCGCTGCTGAGTGAGTTGGCCACCGTTGCCCGCTAAGACGAGGTGGGGTCACGCAGAAACCATCAGGGGTCTACTACGCATTGCCCCACCATTATAAGTCGACTTTACCCGCCGTGTCTAGCCTGCAACTGTTCACGGGCCTCGACAAGCTCACGATACTCCTTCTGAGCAGCGTCGTCTTTGTGCCAGTCGTCGTCAGCCATGCGTCCCTCCAGCTCCTCGATTCGGTCGTTCAAGGTCTGCATCGGGTTGTGACCGGACGGTACCAGGGCAGCTGTGGGGTTAACCATACGTGCGATCTTGGCGAAGGCCGCCATCACGCCCGGCTCGTTAAACAGGGCCTTGCCGTTACCCAGCCTGGCGCCCTTCAGATCATCCACGATGTCCGAGGGGAACTCCTGCTCGATCATAGACGTGATCAGGTTGAGGTTGGTTTCGTAGTCCCCTCCCCAGTTCTGCTGCATGGCGCTTCTGGCTTCCGTCTGATCTACACGGTCCTGGGATATAAGCCGGTCTTCCTGGCCGCTCTGAATCTTGTAGAACGTATTGATAATCCCGTTGACCTGCTCGCCGTTGAGATTCATCCCGTGGAATGTCTCTAGCAGGGGACCCATGTCCTCCTTGTCGGTATCGCTCATGACCAGACCTTCGTCCAGTTTGAACTCATATTTGTCCGGGGCCTCTGGGATTCCGTTCTCTTGACGCCATTCAGCCAACTTGGCCTCGTCTTCAGGGGGTCCCGCGGGCGCAGCATTCTGACCCTTGCGGATGGTCTCCTGGGCCTCGATGTAGTTCTTGACGAGGGTAGGAAGGCCGTCGACTCGCTTGAGCATGTTCAGGGTCTTCTGGTCTTCGCCGGCCAGTTGCTCCCGCCAGTCCTCTGGGATTTGGTCTCCCTGGTACCACGGGGTGGGCTGGTCCTGGGGAGTGCCCTGATCCTGGGGAGTCCCCTGATCTTGCGGCGTACCTTGGTCCCCGTCAAGTGCAGTGGGTACGCCCTGGTCCTGGGGAGTGCCCTGATCTTGCGGCGTACCTTGGTCTTGTGGAGTCCCCTGATCCTGAGGCGTACCTTGATCCTGTGGGGTACCTTGGTCGTTATTTAGTTCTTCTGGCATCTTTCGCTTCCTCTTCGTATAGGGCCTTCAAGGCCGCTGGTTCTAATCTCAAGAATTTAAGTATGTTCTGCCCCACAAAGCCGCGGCCCTCCAAGAACACAGAGGACCGGTCGCACTCGGGAACGAAGTGTACGTCGTAGGTCCGACATATCTTTTTTAGTATGCAGTCGAGCACCAGTCGTTGCTGGTGCGGGTCCGCCTCTCCAACCTCTAAGGCCCGGATCGCCTGGACCTCGTAGACTGTGAGTGGCGGAATCTTGAATGCTTGGGGTACTGTTAGGTCTTTCACGCGGCCTCACCCGACTCTGCCGCCGCTTGCGCTTCCATCTGCGCTTGTTGCTGGGCAAGTCGAGCTTGGCGAATACCTGAGATCTCATCCTCTGCTCTCAGCCACTTGAGCGGAGCATTCATACCTTCGATCGCATCGCGGAACGCGGTATCGAAGTCGAGGTTGTCGATCACACCTTGATCCAGAGTGGCTGCTTCTCCGAGCAGCATACTGGTTTGCTGGAAACGGTTCACCTTCTCTTCTTGCTCATCCGATGTGAGCGGGGACTTGTATTTGAATTCAACGTCCTGCCCTTGCAGCTCCATGGGGATATCGCCCGGGTTACCCAGGCCGCCCATCAGCATCAGCAGGTCGAACGTAGCCTCACAGATCTGTCCGTTGTAATCTTCTTCGAGTGGGGCGAACAACGGCAGGTTCGTTCTTCGGAACTCCTTCATTCGCTCCTGAACTTCGTAGGCCGTCATCTCCTTGCTATCGAGCGGGAGTGTCAGGCTGTCCAGGTAGAAGGCCTTTGTGAGAATTTCGTAGATGCGACCGCGCTCGGATGAACCGATCGGGAAGCCGCCTTTGTCCTGTTGCAGAGGACGCAACGCTGCGCCAAGCCGCTCGTCATACTCGTTGTCCACCCACGTAATGCCGTTAGGACGCAGGTCTAGTGTGTCCTGAACGACGTTCATGGTAGCTATCACGGGCGGCCTGGCGTATCGTTCTGCTGCCTCGAGCAGCGTATACGTCATAGCCTGCAGGGTACGCGCGTCAGGTAGCGCAGCCACTGTGGCGGGGCTGTAGGCGTACGGGCTGCCGGCGACAGTTTGGAACCGAGGAATCACGTAGTACTTGTAGTTGATGCCCTGTTCTTGGAGCATCACGTACCCTTCCTTCAACACGAAGTAGGACACGTACTTGAACTTGCCGATCCACTTGTCGTTCTGGCTCAACTCCGCCGGTACCACCAGGTGATACACGCGGGTCTTGGAGTGTGGTGTCTTCTGGTACGTAGTCTTCAGAGACTGAGGTAGCTTGTCCTCACCGAAGATACGCACGATATCATGCAGAGACGGATCCCACTTACGGGCCACGCTCTCTACCTGACCGGTCTCGTCGTCTTCCCAGGCACAATCACGGATGTGCCAGTTACGGAACACGATGCCGTTGTAGTTACGGTTGGGCTCGATAGAGATAACAGTGTTACCAAAAGTAGCAAAGTCATGGTCTCCCTGCTTCACGGCTCGGGTGAACCCAGCGTTGCGGTCGTACATGATGCGGAACTGGCGCTCAGTGGCCCACTCCAGCCACAGTTTGCTGTCGCGGTCTGGCTCGACGTCCAGGCCAGCGGTTATCTCAAACCACTTGCCGTCCCGGAGCATAGCGTGAAAAGAATTGCCCAGATCCCTCCGGGCAAGAATTGGGTACGAGTCCACGTTGGAATCCGCAAGTTCCCGTCCCAAGGCAGCGTTATGTCGGAAGTCAGTTCGTTCGGGGTAGAAGTTATCGGCCAGAGTTTGCCACAGTCCCAACATCGGGGACTGGTTCTTAAACATGTTGTCTACCATCTCGCAGACACGTTGGGGGTCGAGAGTGTATCTCATTATCCGAGTACCGTTGCTCCCCGGGTGAATGGGTTAGCGCCACGCTGCGCCCGCTGTCGTCGCTTCTTCTTGCGGTCGGCTTCCGACATGTTCGCCTCAAGTTCGTCCTTGGCCATGCCGACTTCCGCTCGATTCGGGTCTACCTCAGTAACGCCCACTGTGGGATCACCCCGCTTCTTTTTCTTACGGGTCTGGCCCACCATTGTTGATGCCCCGCTGGGCATGCCGGTGTAATATCCGCTAAACAAGTTTATTACTCCTCGAGTAGGGGCCGCCGCTACCAGACTGCAGCATCGTAAACGAAGAGCCCATCTTACGACGGGCTCTACGCTGCAGCTCACGTTGCTTGTTAACGGTCTCGACCATTACGTCCTCCTCCGTGGGAGGCTCGGTAATCTTAGGGGCGTCGCCCTTAAAGCCCTCACCCATGAACACCTTCGCACCGTCTTTCGTGTGGAAGTGGTCCTTATGCGGGGTGAGTTCTGACTCATTGAAATACTCAGTGGTCAGATACCCCTTCTCCCCAGACGCAGTTTTCCAGCCCTTCTGATAACGAGTAAGGCTGGAAAGGTCATCCCCGGGGTCGAGGATGTTGGGGGTTCTCGGGGCTTTCGGCTTTGCCATTGGGCTATTCTACAGGTTCTTCGCCGTCTCCGTCTACTTCGACCTCTTCGACTTCGTCGAGGAGCTTGCCCTCTTCGAACGCAGCGAGTGATTTTTCGTACTCAGCGAGGTCTGCATTTTCTGCAGCTTCCTGCTCCGCTTCGTCAACGGGGCCTGGCTCGAAGGCCTCACCCTCGTTCACGGGGCCTGGCTCGAAGGCCTCACCCTCGTTCACGGGGTCCGCTTCTACGACCGGCTCCTCAACAGGCTCGGGGGCAGGCGCGGTGGGCGGTACCTCCAGTTTCTGCGTGGTGTCGGGTCCTACGCCGGGTCCGGCAAGTTTCTGTGTGGTGTCGGGGGAGCCTTCGTAGGCCATTTTGTTCTCGCTCATTACGGTCGTCCTCTCTTTGGGAGCCCCGGCGTACCCGAGTGTGTATACGCGGAGGCTCTTCGTTCATTGGCTATCGCACTCGGTGGAACCCATATTCTATTACCATTGTTCTTGGCAATGCCAGGAAAAAGTTCTGTAAGTGCCCAGATTACCGCATCTTTTCGGTCAGGAGACTTCATTCCCTTATACCCGTCAGGGTAGAAAGAGCAGCCTTGATCCTCGATTTCCGGGTAGTGACCGACATGTCGAACCTTCCCTCGCTCGTACAAAGTCGCGATTGGTTCCGCGCGGACCACCTTACCGCGCGTTGCATTGACGAGTTTGACTGGAATATTCTCGCCTTGGTCGTTGGCAGCCTCAATAGTATATTTAACCATTGCTCCACCGAAGTTGGATTCAGCCACGACACAGTCTGCACCGTGTCGGGTGAAGGCCTCACCAACAACTTTACCCCACTTCCCTGGGGAGTAATGACCGGACAGATCTTCAAGGAGATACCCAAGTCCGTCCGTACCGAGTCCGACGACCACGATGCCGATCTCGTCAGATCTGGTATCTGAATCATCAGAAGCGCAACCGGATGGGTCAACTGCGATAACGAGTCGTACCATGTCAGGTAGCTGCTTGGTATCCACAATCCGATAGGTGTCGTAGACCTCGTCGGTCCAAAGTGCATCGTTATCTTCATCAGAAAACTGGCCCAGGAAGAATCGCTGACGCTCCTTGGGAGGCATCTCATCGAGTCTCTGTAGGTAAGCCGGGTCAAGGTTTTCCTTATTGTCCAGGGGGTTCATGAACAGGAAGGTCACGTTGTCTGGCGTGAGCAACGGCTTCCCTGTGTCTGGGCTTACCTTCTCGATGAAGAAACGGTACGTCCAGTGACGCTTCGACGGTGGGTTGAAGTCGTAGTAGGCCTTAAGGCGCAGGAACTTCTTGATTGCCTGAATGTCTTTTTGATCGATCGCCACCTTCTGCGCGAGTCGGGTCAGTGCAAGTTTAACTGATTGCCAGGGGATCTGAGAACACTCGTTGAAGTACATACTGGCGTACTCGTTACCGAGGATGTTCTCCACACGCTCTTTATCGTCAAGGCCCCCGAACCAAACCTCGGATCCGTTAATCGGGTTACGCCAGAACCAGTCCGTCTTGTTCAGGTCCTTCTCGTTGTACACACCTGGGTACGCCAGCTCCATCATCTTGGGCCAGGTATCTCGTACGACCGACTTGACTACTGCATTCTGGCGGAAACGGAGGATAGCGTGGCGGGACCCGGGGGCAATCATAGACCGGGTGGCCACTGCATAGCAGAGGGTAAACGTCTTCCCAGAACGAGACCCGCCCCCTAAGCCCTGGTCTGTGGCGTCGGAGGCGAGTGAGCGTACTGCTGTCTGTTGGGTATCTGTAAGTTTAAAGTCGGGCATTAGGCCAAATTGGCCGCGTCCTTAGACAGATACACGTTGACGGTGGGACCCTTGTCTTCTTCCTTGTCCTTCCACCCCATGTTCTTCAGGGCGAATACTGGGCCGGCCACGTTCACACGCTTGTCGTAAAGGAGTTCTGCTGTGGCCTGTTCGACCCGCAGACACGCACGGTTCATTTCCTCGTGATATTCTTCGTAACCCTCGCCCTTTCTGTACTTGCCGAGGGAGCTGGTTGAGCTGAATCCCAGCGCGTACGCGAGCCCCGGCATTGTGATCGCCACACGTCGGGCTTCACACGCGGTGAAATACTGCTCGGACAAGACCTTAATCTCGGTCGGGCTGCTCAGGGTTTTGCTGGCTGACACTTTCTCACCTTCATTTTCATAATTGGCGGGCCTGAATTCACATCGACCCTACACGCATGCTCTACCGCTTGATGTGCGGTAGCGCCTGCCATTATAGCACCCAGTGCTATCTGATGTCCCGTACCGAGTGTTACCGGAGGTGACACTGGGTAAGGATGGAAACTGTTCGCAAAAATGTGACCGGTCGCAGAGTCCTTAATTACAAGGATATCGAAGCCGGGTTCGTCCAGGAACTCTGGAACCGCACTCAAGTCTGCCCCACACTTAAGCCAATCGACAACTGCTAGACATTGAGCGAAGTCCCCCGTCAGACAGTAGATCACCCCCTTGTGCTTAATTAACTTCTCTGTGGGTGATTGCTGAATAAGATCTGAGACCGTACCCAGTGTATCGGCTGCTACCTCGTCACCTGTCCATGCAATCGTCGTCATGGACAGATTGTACTACAGTTTCTCTGTGAAGTTCACCGAGACGTTTCCTTCAGCCGCGTTGCCTGATGTTGGCGCAAGGGTGAAAGTTATGGTAGTTCCTGGGTTGAATTCGCCCGCGCTCAAATCGTCCTTCAAGTCCACGACCACGTTGCCCGTTTTGCCGAGGAACAGCTGGAAGATGAGGATGCCGCCAGTGAATGCCGTGGCCGCAGTGTCTACCTCCGCGCTGGATGCGCCTGCCTGCAGGTCAGAGAAGCTGGCCCCCGTCAAAGTGGCGTTAGCATAGACGTTAATCGCGCAAGGCTTGGTGTGTTCCACCGAGGCCATCAGGTAGTTGCCCTTGATGATGCCGCCGTTGATCCTCCCCTGGAACACCTCCTTCAACCGGATGGAGAAGATGGGGGTCTCCGCCGACGTAGCGCCAAGAGTAAGGCTACCGCCGGCAGCCCGCTTGAGACCGCGGTTGTCGTCCCGCCCCTCGATGAATATGGCTGCGGACGCGCTTGATACCGTCAGGTCCGAGGTGTTCGCCACGTTGGTGGCCGCCAGGTAGAACCCCAGTGTCGGGTTGTCCAGGGTTGGCCGCGTGTTCTGGTTGGCCCAGTCGAGAGTATGAACCAGAATGAACTCCCCCGTGTCCGGCCTCTCCATGAAGAATCGTATGGCCCCCGCTCCCAGGTACTGGACTCCGATCTGGAAGACATTGAGCTGGGTTGGGTCTAAGGTGACACCAGAAGTCCCGTTGCCGTCCAGGATATCGGTTCCGTTCCAGCTGGCCTGCGGAACCCACGTCTCGGTAGGCGCGACTCCGGCAAGGGTCTGGGCGAAAGATCCAACCACTGTGGTGCCGGCTATCGAGTATGTGCCAGTCTGTGCGCTGGCGGACCACGATACGAAGACCACGGTGCTACCAACGGCTGTTGCCGTCCAGCCCGGACCCAGGTCAGAGTAGTCGTGCGCGGCTATCTCATTGGCCGTTAGGGTCGTGTCCCCTGTGTTGGTCACAGCAACCGTGGCATCTGCGTTGCCGTCCAGTGTAACCGTGATGTTCTCAGCGGTGGTCGACGCCGTGGTAACGGTAAGAGTCCTGACCTCCCGGGCGCCCCCGTATCGGTGCAGGATGCCGAAGCTGGTCCCGTTGTACCCGAAGAAAAATCCCTGGTCCGCATCGCCTACGCCAGCTACCTGGGAGGAGTCGGCCACCCCGGTCGTGAACATGGCAGTGAACCGGGCCTTGAGCCCCATGCCCGCGGAGTACTTGGCTCGCTTGTTGGAGACCAGGTGCGAACTGGAGTTTGCTGCGGCCCCTGTAGACAGCTGCGCCATGGAGTTGGAGGTCGTGGATGATCCCGAATTGTTGTTGCGGGTTGTTACCTGCAGGGGGTTGAGGTTGTATGGGAAGACCAGGTCGACCTGGGGAGCCAGCTGGCCTACCAGAAACTCGCCAAAAGACGTCTTGCCTTCCCCGGGGAACGCGACAAAGACCTCGCCCCGGTCGGTGAGTGAGACCCCGTTGAGTGGGTGGGCCGCCGCGTTGGCAGCCGCCTCGGTGCTCGGATCCGTGGTGACCCTACCCATTACGCTACTCCCTCGCTACGTTGCAGTATCGGCAGGTCCTCTGACGAGGCCTGGCCGTACAGTGTGAAATTGACGGCGTCCGCGGTCCCCACCTGGATGCCAATGTTGCCGGCGTTCGACCACTCCCCAACCAGGGAGTCTACGTCGATCCATCCGTTGGCGGCCAGAGGGTACTGGTAGATCAGGGCCGTGCTCTGGTCAAAGGTCGTCCCGTCCTGGTCGTGAAAGACCGACACGTCGACGCTGCTACCGGTCACGTTGCAGATATGCAGTGTGCCGATTTCCACAGAGTCGTCGTAGTTCGGGGCGAACAGGCTCGCCGCGGATGTATTAGCTGGCCTGCTTTGAGCCAGTATTCTTCGGATCGCCACCGATGTTTACCTCAACCGTCTGTTTGTTGGGGGTCGTGACCTGAAGTTTGGTTCCTGCCAGGGCCTCTGCCAGGTCCTTCGGGTCGATTCGCTGCATGTTATTTGGGTCATATGCCATTGGTATTTTCTCCTGGGTTGTTGACTGCCTGCGGCACCCGCGGGTCTTGCAGGTTACTTATCAGGCCGGGCAACATGGCTTCCCGGATGGTGTCCAGGTACCGGCAGTTGTCCAGCCCCTGTGACAGGGAAAATTCCGCCTCCGCCCGGATCAGGTCCATCGACACGTCGTTATCGACGAACTCGGATATCTCCAGGTGGTACGACCTGCGGGTGTAGCCTTTAGGCCCCACGAAGTCGATCTGGATTACCCGCTCGGAAGTCGGCGCCATCTTGACCGACTCAGGTACCTCGTCCCCATGATCGTGTAGCGTCCTGGGCGGACAGCTGACGACCACAGTGTAATTGCCCGGTGTCGGTTTGCGCCTGGTGGCGGCCCGCATCGGGGTGTCGCATTCGTGTAAGTGTTTGTAAGACATAACGTATTATAGGTCCTCTGGGCAAGGAGAGTCCATCTTACGGCACTCTCGGCGTATTAATTCCCGAAGAGTCAGGGCTCCCCGATTCTCGAACATCAGACTCTTCACGTCCGCTACGCTCATGCTGCTTGGTTGAAAAATCTCCTCGAGGTCCACCTGGCTCAGGGTTGAACACCCCATCGTCCCGATACTGATGAGAGATATTGCGAGACCACGGGATACCAGATCCGACATCGATTCCGAACTTAATACTGACCCGCTGCCACGTAGGAGTTCGTCGTATAAAGAATCTGTCATTTCGGCTCCTCATCGCCTCGTCCATGATCTCGTTAACTTCCCAGAACGAGAAGTCGTGCTGATCCTGGGTATCGAACAACCAGTCGTGGGGTATGGCAGCAGCCCGGTACGGCCCGTTCTGTGGAAGCACAGCTCTCAGTA